CAAATGGATCCTCCACTCACGATGGTTGTGCGTGATGTTGAGGCTGATATTTTCAGTATCACCGCGCGCTGCGGTTTTGGTGACTTTGCAAATAAACCTTTCCCGCGTGACGTTTACGATCTCACGCGCTTCCCTGGGCTACTGTCAATATGATGTGGATTCGTGAATATCTCGGTCATCCCTGGATACATGGCGAGCATGACTGCTGGGCGTTTTTTCGGCGTGTACAGCGTGAAAAGTTTCAGCGTGATGTTCCTGCTATTGATGTTGATAGTTTCAATACTATGGCCTGTGTGCGTGCTTTTACTGAGCATGATGAGCGTGATAACTGGATTGAAATACAGATTCCGGCCGATGGTGATGCTGTGCTGATGTCACAATCAAGACAGCCTACACATGTCGGAGTCTGGGTTAATGATGGAGTTCTGCATTGTGTACGCGGTACCGGAGTTGTATTCAGCAGCCTGCGTGCTTTGAAGGGGTTCCCCTATAACGTGACCGGATATTATCGGGCGGTGAAATAATGCTGGCTACCGTTGTCTATGCGCATAATCCGTTCCGGCCTTCACGAAATCGAAAAGTGGTGCAGATTCGCCGCCGCCGCCGTATTGATAAGCTGGCACCTAAAACCGAGCAGCCCTTTATCTGCCTGTTAAATGGCGCGCCATTATTGCGTAAAAACAAAGGTTGGCAGCGCTCTCTTAAAGATGGCGACACGCTGGCTTTCATTACGTTGCCACAAGGTGGCGGTGGATCCAGTCCGCTCAAGATTATCCTGGCGATCACAATTGCAATTGCGGCGCCTTATCTTGGACAGATGATTGCTCAGGGAATGATGGGTGCCGGGTTTGGCTTAGGTGCTTTTAGTAGTACGTTTGGAATGGGGGAGTTCATCGGTGCTGCAGTCGGTTTTGGCCTAAAGATGATGGTCAATGCGCTGATACCTGATCCAAGCCCGTCTGCATCTCAGCGATCAATGAAATCTCTGCAAGCGGCATCGCCTACCTATAACCTTGGTGCGCAGGGGAATCAGGCGCGCATTGGACAGCCTATCCCGGTTATGTATGGCCGTAACATGAGTTATCCTGATTTTGGCGCTCAGCCATATACCGAATATGCAGGAAATGAGCAGTATTTGTACCAGCTGTTTGTAGTTGGACAAGGTGAGTACGATATCGAGCAGATCAGGCTTGAAGATACGGTCATTGAGTCTTCTGCTATCGAAGATGGTGGTATTTATGATGCCGCTGGTGCTTTTGAAGAGATCCAGTACCAGATCTGCTATAACCAGAGTGTTACGCTCTATCCCTCCAATGTCATCAACTCTGTCGAGGTGACTGGCCAAGAAGGTGGTTGTGTGTCTGGAACGTATTCACAGACCCTGACGGTGATAACTGTGACGCGCAATGACCATGGTTTTGTCGTTGGTCAGGTCAAGTACTTAAAATTTACCAGTGGCAACGCACCTGAAGGATTTTATACCATTGCATCTACTCCAACAGCAAATACTTTCACAGTGGCTGCTGCATCTGCGACAACATCAGGAAACGTAGCGATTGGCGATGTTATTGGCCCATTTGTAGCAAATACGGCTGGCACTTATGCCAATGCAATTGGATTTGATATTGTGCTGCCACGCGGCCTTTACTATGCAAATGATAATGGTGGGCTTGATGCGCGTACTATTGACTTTGTTGCACAGGTACGGGAGGTAGATGATCTTGGTACTCCGGTCGGTAGCTGGACGACTGTAGTAGGCGACGCTATTTCAAAGGCCACTACGACACCGCAGAGGATTTCTTATAGGTCGTCTGTCGCCGCTGCTCGATATGAGGCGCGTTTTGCGCGCACCAGTGTAAAGGATACAGACACCCGTACCGGTAATGATATTGCCTGGGCTGGATTACGTTCTTACATGCCGGGTTCTCAAAATTACGGAAACATTACTGTCCTGGCATTGAAAATGCGGGCCTCTAACCAATTGAGCGCACAGTCCAGTCGACGTATCAATGTGGTTTCTACACGTAAACTACCAACATGGAATGGTACTACCTGGAGCAGTGCCGTTGCGACCAGAAACCCGGCATGGGCAATCGCTGATATTTGCACGGCCAGCTATGGCATGCAGCTATCAAGCACCCGTATCGATCCAGATGGCCTGCTTTCATTGGCAACTACACTGGCAAGCCGCGGTGATAATTTTGATGCGATCTATGACGCTCAGCAACCATGCTGGGAATCTTTATCTCAAATTGCACGTTGCGGTAGGGCATTACCTTATATCCAAGGCGGCGCAGTCTATATTTCTCGCGATAGTGCGGAAGTGACGCCGGTTGCCATGTTCACCATGCGCAACATTGTCAAAAACACATTCAAGCTTTCGTATCTATTCCCGAATGAAGAGACGGCTGATGCTGTAGATATCGAGTATTGGGACAACGGTACGTTTCAGCCAAAGCAGGTACGTGCAGCGCTGCCTGGATCAACGGAATCTATTGTTGCAAAACGTCAGTTGTTTGGATGCTCTGACCGTAACCACGCCTGGCGTGAAGGTATGTATATGGCTGCCGCTAATCGCTACCGCCGTCGCATGCTGTCATTTCAGACTGAGATGGAGGGATTTATTCCTAGTGTCGGCGACCTGATTGCTGTGCAGCATGATATGCCGCAATGGGGGGTGTCTGGCGAGCTTACTGCATGGGATTCTACCAACATGATTGCGACACTATCTGAGCCAGTGACGTTCGGTGCTGGCATCCATTACATGGCAATGCGTAAGAGAGATGGTTCTGTGGATGGGCCAATTGCCGTGACTGCCGGCGTGGATGCCTATCACGTAGTTTTCACAGTGGCGCCAGGTATTACGCCTGATATTGGTTTAACCAGGGAACGCACGCACTTTGCATTTGGCGCAGCTGATGCCATGTATATCGAAGCGAAAGTACTTGGTATAAAGCCGCGTAGCCTGGAGCGTGTGGAGATTAGCGCTGTAGTGGAGTCAGATGCCGTACATACGGCGGATACCGGTACTCCGCCAAGTGAGACTGCGTGGCAGCTTGAGACGCGCATCACGGTTCCTGAAATTGCAGGGTTGATGGCACGCTCTGACCCGAATGCGGCAGAAAAGATGTTTTTATCCTGGCAGCCTGCAGCAGGCGCAGATCACTATCTGATTGAAGTATCTGATTCCGGCAATGGCTGGACGCGTGTAGGCGAGACCTCCGTTGCAAATTACACCACTGTTGCACCCTATGGCGCACGAACACAGGTGAGGGTGGCCGGTGTTGGTGCGGTGCGCGGCCCGTGGGTAGAGATTAATTACGGCAGCAATGCTGCTTATATGTACAGCGGTACCGATAGCAACCTGATGTGGGATGCAGTCGATACCACTTTAATGTGGAGATATTAAAATGCCAACACCATTACCAGCCGCCACAGACTTTACCGGCGCAGCCGTCACCGAAGGCGGGTTTAAAACGGCAATGACCAACCAGCGTGCATTTCTTGCTGGTTTATTAGGGACTACAGGCAGCGTGGATGCGGCACATGCTGCGCTTGGTACGCTTGGTGGGCAAGTAGTTACCAAGACATCTGCTTATGCAGTAGTCGCCGCAGATCGCGGCAAAATTATAGACTGCAGCGGGTCATTTACGCTGACGCTGACGGCAGCAGCTACGCTTGGCGCAGGTTTCAGCTTTATTGTAGTCAATACCGGTGCAGGCACCATTACCATTGATCCAAATGCATCAGAACTTATCAATGGTGCAGCTACTGAAACTATTACTGCGGGTAATTGGGCAATTATTACCTGCAATGGAACCAGCTTCCGGAGTCTTGAATCTGTCGCTCCGACAGCTGCTACCCCGTCATATACCTTGCTTGGCACTCTTACGACTACCAGCGGAACAACACAAACGTTATCTGGTTTAACACTTACAGATTACGTGTCGTTATATATTGTGATTAATGGGGTGTCATTCACAGCAAGTTCAATAACAATGACATTAGGCGGTGTAGCATTCTGCTCTCCGACAGGCCTTGCGTCTTCTGTTGTTTCTGGATATTCCAACTTGGATTTAGCCACCGGGATTTTTAATACTATAAGTACTGGTTCAGCACTAAGGCAAGATATTGGCGATACATCATATTCTAATGCAACAACATCTATCACATTCGCAGGCGGTACGTTCGATGCCGGTTCAATTAAAGTCTACGGAGTTAAATGATGACAACACAATACGTTCACGTAATTACTGATGCGCTAACAGGTGAAACAACTGAGGTTCCATTCACTCAGGAAGAGATCGATGCTGCGCAGCCTTTGCTTGATGTACTTAAATCTGAATGCATCGAAGCAATCAAGCTTAAGCGCGATCAGTTGACGCTATCAGGCGGCCATAAAATTGGCAATTACTGGTATCACTCCAATGAGATAAGCCTGATTCAGCAGCTTGCGTTAAATGGGATTGCTAATCAAATGAGTTTGGCTGGCTCAGCAGATGATGTAGCCATCATTGCTACGCCTTGGAAAACATTGAGCGGTGAATATGTATCCCTTACTGTTGGCATTGCAAAGCAGTTTGTGCAGTCGGCACTGACGCAGCAAGGGGCGCT